ATTCTTGCTGCTAATTCTGCATAACTGGATGCCTTGATTGCGTTGTTTGCCATAATAATTTACCTCTTTCTTTTTTCTATTTTTTTTTATTTTTTAAATATCTGGCTAGAGCTTCATCTACTACTACATGTGCTCCATCTTCTGGATTAAGCTGTGTTCCTATAACTACTTCAGTCTTACCTTTTGGTTTACTGAACGTGTCACCATACTTAGCTTTGACTGCTTCTAATCCTTCTCGGATAGATTGTCCTTCAGTCATATTGATCTTTGCTAATGCTAATGCATCACTTAATTTATCTTCTGCTATTCCTAACTGTAAAGCTGCTATTTGAGCTTGATAAGATTCTTCTTTTGTTTTATACTCATTCTCTTTCTCTTTTAAAGAGTTTAATTGATCTTGAAGTTTTTCTTGTTCTGTTTTGTTAGCTTCTTGAAATTTTTTAAATGCTGCTAAGCCTTCTGCTGAATATAGATTAACTCCATACTCTTTACTCATCTCTCTAAGTATTTGATTCTTATCTAATACTTTAGGAGTTTCTTTTACTACTTCCTGAATTGGTTCTACTGTTTCAGTTACAGTTTCGATAATTAAATCTTTTTCATTATCCATTATTTAATGCCTCCGGTTTATAGTCTGTCTGACTTATTTTAATTTGCTGTCATGTTATAGACTTACATTTGTCTGATATTATCTATGATATTAATTGGAAGTATTTCTACTCCTGTTATATCATTTAAAATTGATATTGCTAATATAGGTTTTAATATATTAGGTTTCTTTATAACATCTCGTGAATCCAATACCTGTGGTGATTCCACTTTAATTGCCTCTGTCTCGATGTTTTCGAATAACTCCTCATCTGATATAGGGTAATCAGATTCAAGTGGCATAGAACCGATTTTCTGATAGTTAACATTCTTTCTTCTTAGGTTAACTCAGACTCAATGACCCTTAGAATTAGATGTTAATATATTGCTAATCTTATTACCTTGTTTGAAGTATCGATAAATGCTTCCATTATGGAATCTAATTATAAGATCATCCTCGTCTACGCCTATAGCACTGACATTTGAGCTCAATACTCATTGCATGCCTTTATTAGCTAGTAGAATCTTTTCTTCTGAGGAAGGTCTATATCTTCTATACTCTCTACCTTTATCTTCTAATAGAACCTTTTTATTTGTGACATTATCTATATATTTCATATACTATCACCTATTCTTCTAGTTCGTCAATCTCATCTTCATCTAGATCTTCTTCAATAGGTTCTTCTTTCTCAACTTCTTGTTCTATTTCTTCATCAACTTTAACTTCATTGACAATGTTAAAGTATTCTGCTTCTTTAGGAGTTAATGACATTCCTTTTTCAATCTTACTATTAATCTTCAATGTTAATTTTTCATCATCAGATAAATCTTCATGGACATAATCAATAGCAGTTGCTAAATCATATACTCCTGATGTTAATCCCATTGATGTTTCTCTAACTCTATCTTCTTTAGATTTGATAATGTAATCATTGAATTTAAATGTTACTGTTGAAGGTTTAATGTTAGTTGATAATACTCCATCTTTTGATTGAACTAATGATTTGAATATTTGATATAGATCATAACCAACTGATAACATTTCTGATATTGCTGGTTCTTGAATCTTATTCTTAACATTTCTAGTTCTTATAGATACTTTTTCTTTTTCTTGTTGAGATTGAGCTGTTGCATCTAATGCTTCTAATCCTGTTAATCCAAATGTTAATGGAGATAGTCCTGCATTATTTAGTACAATCATGTAATTTCTTTTAATAGCATTTTCTGATTTCTCAGAATCTAGATCACCCTGTCTATATTCAATCTTATCATCAGCATCTTGTCCAATACCACCTTTAACAATTAAATGTGTTGATCTTAGGAAGCTTGGATATAATCCATCTCCAGCAGAATCAAACTCACCCATTGTATCCGGCATATATTTAACCAATCTACCATCTCTTAATTCTTGTGATCATGTTGAATAAGCTTCATCTAAGAAGTTTAATGCTCCATATGAACCTGTGAAGTCTGANTCACCATATAANCTATCTGGGAACTGACTATTAATTGCTTTATTAGGAACATACTTGGATAACTTTTTAAAATATCCTTTTAGATGAATATCTTTTAAATTCATTGTATCTGATAGTTCTGATAAATTACAAGGTTCTCATGAGTTATTCTTATTTAAATTATCTGACTTATATAGTTGATAAGTAATATAAGATCCTTCACTATCGACACCATATCTTTCCTCTAATTTATAATTGAATTCTTCTCTATAGAAGAACTTAGTAAATATATCCTCAACTATTCTACCTGCTATTGCCTTGTAATGATAATTCATTGGAGAATATACTTCTAATATAGGAGTATCAAACTCAGGATGAATAGACCATTTAAATGCGAATCCACCTGCTCATGATTGTGTTCTGAATCCTTTGAACAATTGAGCGTATAGGTTGTTCTCTATAGCTAAGTAATCTAAATCTTTATATGCTTGTGAGTTTTCATCCTCATCACCATTGGCTAATTGAATACTATAATTGTATCCATTACCCATACATAATGAAGCCATTGTAGACGGTATCTTAGCTGCTACTCCAGTTGAGTATCTTACAGCATTTTCGACACCTTCTTCATTATCTATAAATAGTTTAGCATATCACCAATTTGATTCCACTGTTCTTTCTATACCTGTCTTACTTGTACCACGTCTTGCTGGTAAACCGTTTGTTGATCTATATCTAGAATATAATTTGAATAGTGAGGCTGGATCTGATTTGGATCACGCAAAGTTCTCATTCAATCTATCTATATATTCTTGGAGTTGATTCTCTCCAAAATTTATTACACTTAATAGTGGATCATATTGCATTGCATCACCTCATTTTTCTTTTCTTTCTAAATATCATTTATCCATTTTATTACTGAATCTTTTCTGATTTCAACTTTTAAATCCGTCGAACATTGGATCACCTCCTTAACTGTTATTCTTTAATTGATAGCATTCTGCTCAGGAAGGGACTCATTGCATATTCAACTGAGTCTACAAAGTCTTTATGTTTGTGAAATCCAAATACTCTACAGTCTGGTCTAGTTCTATCCTTGTGTCATACAGCTGCCATGAATCCTTCATATACATCTATTATCTTATCTGATATGATTATTCTGCCATCTGCGAATAGTTTCTGTCCAGCTATACATCTCTGTAGTATTTTATATTTAAACAGTTCTCCTGTTTTAATACCTATCGTAGATAATTTTGGGTTTAATTCGTCTCTTACTATTGATCCTCCACCGGCATAATCGAAAAATGCTCCATGAACATCTAATCGAGTATATGGTTTCCATCATTGAACAAAAGCTTCTCACATCGCTGTCGTTCCTACTTTGTTTATTTCTAATTTATCTATTACTATTGCTTTATTATAGTTGGCTGTGAATCCAACTAATGTGAATACTGTAAAGTCTGCTGACCCTACGTCTATTCCTAATGTGTATTTAACTATTTGATATGTTTCTCAAATTGAATCATATGCTATTGTGTTCCTATCATATGTCATGTGAGGAGCAAATATAGCACCTTCTCTGACACCACGTCCACCAAGTACCATTGTTAATCATTCGTGAGTTCCTTCATTATAACCAGACTTAATTGAAGCTATTCTGGATTTGGTTAATATAGGATTATCTCTGAATCCAAAATGATAATATCTTCAGTTCTTCTCAGCTTTAGCTCTTAATAGTTCAGTGTATATCTTAGCTGTTACTTCTTCTTTTAACATCTCNTCTTTATACATNGGTAATGGTCTACACTTATTCAAATGTTTAGTATAACATTCTTTAGCTGGATCATCTCCATTTGANTTAGCATATAAGAAACTTCATGGTAATGCTAATGCACGACCAAAGGCTTCATTTAAAAATGTATCATGTGCTAAGTTTACTTCTTCTAATAACATTCCACTAATGTTAGCTCCACGGATCTTTGTCCATGATGTAGCTAATGTATATCCAATGAAGTATAGATGTTTAATTCCATGTAGTCCTTGGATATTGATCATATATTCACCAGGTTTGTATTCACATAACTGTTTGAACATATGGTAGAAAGAGTTTTCATCATTGATTAGGAATTGTTTCAATCTATCTAATGATACAGCTCCTATAAAGTATTCTGTTTGATCTGCTTCTGAAAGAAACATCTTTTTGAAAAACTTAACCCCAAGTAAATATGACTTGCCAGTTCTTGTACTTCCCTCAGTAAATATTACATTTGCTGGGTCTTGTAATAGGTAAGATCCTTTTTGAGACAATCTTAATTTGGCTAATTGAGTGGATACATATTTTTCTTTATTGTTATTCATCATCATTATCATCCACAGAGTCAAATTGACTTGTATCGATACCTTTTTCTCCAATTGTCTTCAACGTATCTGCTATAGCTTTTAACTGTTCTATGTTTACTTCAGTTGTTACTTGGAAGTTATTTGATAATATCTCTCTAGCTCTTGGATCTAATAATTTCAATATCATTGCTTGTGCAGTTGGATTACCTAATACTACTTTCTTAGGTGTTATCTTATTGGGTAATATTTCTCTTTTGGTGAGGATCATTTTACCTGTTCTCTTATCAAGTTCTCAAATTTCTTTGAATTGTTCCTCAATTAGTTCAGGTATTTCATATCCTCAAGCAGTTCTATATATTGAATCATAGGTTTTATTTATATTTATTGACGGTCTGTTTTTTAATATATCTGATAATTCTGGATATTTTTGGATATATTCATATCAAGTTGATGTTTTTACGTCTAATCTCTCACACATTATCTTATGTGTGTCACCGTCTCTTACTCATTGTTTTATTTCTTCTAAATGTGGTTCTACTTTAATGTAATAATTAGATTTTCTACCAGCATTAGATTTCGACTTAGTATTTGTTTTTTTCTTTTCCATGTTTATCACCTCGCTGTAAGTAGCTAACTATACCAGATTATACTCCTGTAGAGTTTACTTATACTATACTTATTTTTAATTCTTCTACATCTAAAAGTAAATTACTTCTAAATTCTTTCATTTTATATTCTGATATTACATCGGAGTATTTATCCAATCATTTCTGATAATCTCCAAATATATCCTTTGGTTCAAATTCTATTAACTTCTCATGATACATTTCATGATATGATTTCAACATTGGAACAATTGGAATTATTCCTGCCATGTGATCTCTAATGACTTGATCAGCTATTTGAAAAGTTGAATATCCATCTTCGGTATCTGTTAGTTTATTTAACATTGATAATCCTGTAATGTAAACGATATCATATAAGAATATCACATGATGAATCTCTAATGTCAAATTATATTCATATGAATCATATCCAGTGAATACATCTGAGCTTTGTTCTTGTTTAGCTTTCATATAGTAGCATCAAGCTCTATATTCTCTACTTTGTCTAACTACTCTTTCGATATCGTTTATAAAATAAACTAATTGATCCTCTGTTGATATTGTAAACAATTCCATGGGTTCATCTGTCAATAGTAGTAATTCTAACATTACATCTTTTTTAGCTGCCATTGTAATCACTCCTATCTAATTTAGATTCTAAGAGTGTTTCATTAAGGTAGACTATCATTATTAGCCATGTGTACTAAAAGTGTCTTAGAATCGATTTGTGTGCGTTTAGCGTTATGTTTGGTGGACCTACGGGGTTACGATCCCCGGACTATAGATTGCAAGTCTATGATTTTCCCGATTAAACTACGGGCCCATTTGTTCAGGCTGAACTTTTTATATATCCATTATATTTGAAGTAAGTAATCAGCTCTACTATAGTCGGATGGACTCTGCTATTTAACATAGTCTACCCTTCATAATTAATTATTCATTCCAGAAAAATGAAAATTTATTTATGGAACATTTTTATTATCATTAGGGGAACCTATAGGAGAGAAGATTATTTCTTTCTTTGGGAACCCCCTAAAGGGGGTTCCTTTCTTTCTATATAGATGAGAGGTATAGGAGGGGTTTCTTTTGGATATAGTTAGGGACTATATAGAACGAAGTGATATAGATACTATATAGATACATATAGATAGAGTATATACAGATATTGATATACACTATAGAGAATATAATTTCTTTTATCGTTCTTACGAACTTGTAAACATAGAAATGTATCCAATGAGTATTCATTAGTTGTAGTCATTACAATATCGATTATAAGGCACAGAATAGGCCCTAGGAACGATTTGAATTAAAAAGATGATATTATACTAGGGTAAATAGATAAAAAATCATAGATGAAAGATTATGATGTATTGATTAAATTCCTAATGACCGATATAAAGTTATATATTATTAAGTTGAACTATAGATACTATAAGTCCTGAACTGATCAATCAGCAGGCAGGTTAGGAGAAATATTATGAAATTAGAAACTAAAGAACAAGTTATGTATGGTATGTTGAAAGGTATTGAACAAGAACCAGCATATAAACATTGATTTGAATTAGCAATGAAAGAAATGTTTAAAGATTCAGAAGATCAAGAAGCATGAATGGAAGAATTAGAAAATGCATTAAGAATCTATGAAAATAATAAAGTTGAAGAAACAACTATATTTGATGAATTAGATGATAAATTTGAAAGTTATGGCCAACCTAAATTGACATCTCAAGATTGAATTGATTCATTATCATTGTTAAGATATGAAACTGATGATGAAATTAAAATGTTTAAACTTATCTATAGACATTTATCACAAGAAGAATTCTCAGAATTATTAACTGATATTGTTAAGAGACGTGAATCATTTCATAATCATATCATTAATGTTGAAGGTGTTAGATATGAGAATGGTGTTTATTTCTTTGGTCCTAAGAAAAAAAAAGAATTAGATGCTATGGTTAACGTTTGAGATGAAGAGATGAAAGATATAGAAGTTAAAATGTCAGCTGAAACATGAATTGAATCATTAATAGAAGAAGGTGAAAAGAATGAATAAAATGGATAAAGAACAGATTCTATATGCCATGTTAAAAGGTATTGAATTAGAAGAGAACTATAAGGGTAATTTTATAACTGCTGTTAATGAATGGATTAAAGATCCAGAAGATATCCATATGTGAATGAATAGTTTAGATAGTGCTTTGAACATTAATCAGGCTAGAAAAGATGGATTATATTTTGAAAGTAACTAAGAAGAAGGTTCGAAACCTTTTTTTTCATATAAATGTCTATGATACATTTTATCGTTTTTAGTCGATAATTATAGAAAAGATATCGTTTGGAAATATTTTTAAATTGATTTTCCTTAAAATTAATAAAAAAAGTCATTTTTTCTATTTTTTCTGATAATGTTCTGAATAATTAATTATAAAGGTAAAAAAGTACGTGTCGATTAATAACCTTACGATATCGTTCAACCTTTTATAATCTAATTAGACTTTGGACATTTCTCGAAGAAATCCCATTAATAAGTTAATGTTTAACTTACTGAAATCAATAAATGCTCACAGTGGAAAGAGATCATAAACTAATATTCTTAGCAATATCTAGAGTATGATATCCAAAAGGTTATATAGTAGATTATGGTGAGAATCCATAAAAGTAAGTTTAAGACTCCTAAGAAGTCATCGCACTTGAGAGATGATGAAGTTAGTAAAGCTAACGGGTTCGACACAAAATTAAGTCTGACTGTTAATTCAGTTCTTATGTAAGAGTGCTATTTGGAAACTAAAGTTTTAAGAACATGTAATCCCTGAACCTATTATGGCAGGTGTTGTCCGGAGAAAAGAAATGGAAAATTTAGTAAGAGTATTATCAGTAAACGAAGTGAATGAATTGATTAAGGACTTATATATGGATGAAGAATTTAAGAAACATCCATTTATAGAAAATGTTTATGTGTCTAGAAGTGGTAAGGTTGTTAGTATTGCTTTGAATAGAAACGAGCCTGTAGCTTATTTTAAAAGTATATACAAAAACTCTACAACAGGTTATGAACAATGTAGTTTTCGTAGAGATGGTGTTGGTGTATACACTTATGTTCACTTATTGGTGTTAGAGACATATAATCCTAAACCTAATAATGTAGAAGATTTAGTAGCGGATCACATAAACGATGATAGAACTGATAATAGACTTGAGAATTTACAATGATTAACTAGAACTGATAATCTGAAGAAACGTGATGCTAGTGGATCGTTATATAAGAAAGTATATATCTATGATATTACTGAGAATGATTATACAATTTATGATGTTTATGAAAGTAGAATATTGGCAGCTAAAACTATTGATATGTTTAGAAGTAATTTGACTAAGTATATTAAGACTGGTAAAGTCGCTAGAGATAGATACTTTATATGTGACTATGTATTAACTCAGAAAGAATATGAAGAAGTTATTAAGAATCGTCAATATATTAGAAAGATAGTTAATAATCCTTCTACACATGATGATGATAAAGTTTGTGTATACAATAGAAAAACAAAGAAAGTTACTATTTATGATAGTAAGGAAGAAGCCGCTAAGGATCTTGGATTACAAAGATCGAATATAGTTACTGCAATTAAATATGGAAATATCATAAGACATGATTATTACATAACTGAATCTGATTATCTATTAGATAGTGATTATGAATATATTTTTAAAGAATATGATTTAAAAGTTGCTAGAAGAAATGGTAAGGGTGAATAAATGCCTAGACCATTTAAGAAGATTACATTAGATGAATTGGCAGAGAAGGAAAAGAAAATTAACGATATGGTTGAATTTATTTGAAATAGAAATACTCTAAGAGAAGTTAATGAAATGATCACTAAGAATAGTGGTGGTGATTGAGTTGAAGTATCAAATAGATTGAAATTGAAAATAAGAAAGATGGCGATGTAGATATGAAACTAACAGCTAAAGAAAGAAAAGAAAAAGAATTATTCTGACAAGAATATCTTAAAGAACGTCAAGAAGAATTAAAGAAACAAAAACAAATTGAGCAATTGACTCAGAAAGAGGTTGAATAAAATGATTTTATTGTATATAATATTGGGTTGATTTGATTATGATTTATACAACGAAAGAAAAAGAAATTACAACAATGGCTTGATTTGAATTTCTAAAAACGGTGATGATGGTTATTGAATGACGTCAGAACAAACAGAGGTATATAAAAAAATGTTTAGTATCAACTATAGAAAGATAAAAAAAGAATTAAAGAAACAAAAACAAATTGAGCAGTTGACTCAGAAAGAGGTTGAATAAATGATATACCTATTGATTTTTCAAATATGTGTACTTATAATTTTGATTACA